TAGCGTAGCCCGCTTGGGTTATGGTGATGCTGTACGTCCCGTTGGCAGCGTAGAAGGCGTATTCGCCGTCGCTGTTGGTGTAAACGGGATTGCTTGATGCGGCGCCGCTGTTGTTGCTGTACAGCGTGGCAAGGTTTCCGTTGGCGTCGTAGACCGTTACGGTGGCGCCAACGACTGCAGTACCTTGACGGTTCTGCACTACATCAAAGTACCTCTGCATGTGGCAACTCCCGTCGCCGCCTGCGCGCAGTCAGTTCGTTGACGGCAACCTGGGGCGATTCCTCGCCCGGAGTATACCTTTCCCACCCGTTGCGTTCATCTTCTTCTGCCTCCAGATCCATCGTGGCAACCTTGGTGCCGTGAATCGGGTGCTTCATGTAGATGACGGGCATAGGTCGCCTCCGGGCCTGCGGCGCAGGTACATGTGATAGTTGCCGGGATACGCCTTGTCGGCGCTGTGGTGCGTGATGTCCGCGTCGGGGATCAACCAGATGGAGCCGCCGCAGTCGTTCCAGTTGCGGCTGAAGGCGTAGTCCTCGCCGTACCAGATGCCTTTGTGCGCGCCGTGGTTGAACAGGTCAACGTGCGGCTTATGCGCCTTGCCGTACATGAGGTGCGGGTACGCGCGCATGAACTTCTCGACTGCCGCCTCGGTCACGCGCAAAAACCCTGCGGGCACCCACTCTGCGTGAATAGCGCCGTCTGCCAAGCGCACGATGGGATGCCCACCCGCGTCGGTGAACAGGCAGCCCATGTAGTCTTCCTCGTCCTTCTTAAACCTGTACGTTCCGGCCACAACGTCGCCCTCCGTCTGAATCAGCTTTAGCAGCGCTTCCGGCGGAAACGATACGTCGTGGTCAAGGAAGATAATCTGATCCGCGCCCGCATCCAGCGCCTTGCGCAGCATGACGTTGCGCGCTTGGCTGATGTAAGGGTTGCCGACTTCCATCACCATCTGGTGCGTAATGCCTGCTGCATCCAGTGCCGGTACAGCGGCCTCTATGGCCTCCAGAAGCGCTGAATGCGGGCGGGTGAGGGTAGGCACACACAAGACGACTTTCATTGCGTCACGGGCCTTTGTGCGGTGATCATCAGTTGGTGGTTGTTAGACGGGCCGGCGTGGCGGATTTCAAACCCGGCGTGCTCGACAAAGTCGATCAGCGTCTTGCGGACGAACCCGTACTTGTGCGCCATGTACGGATTGCTCTGCACCAGTCTGGCCATGCCGTAGTACATGTCCAGCCCCGTGACAGGGCCTGCTGGCGATTCGTAAACGACGGTGTTGTCGGGCTTGATGCCCTCCAGATCCGGCACTATGGCGATGAGGAACCCACCCGGTATCAACACGCGGTGCAGTTCTTTCAACGCTTGCACGATTTCGTGCGGCGGCATGTGTTCCAGCACATGCGAACAGTATGCGATGTGGTATTGGCCAATGTCCCCCATGTCGGTCATGGGAGCAACAAAGTCAGGAGAGACGCCCGGATCAATGTCCAGACGAGTCTCCTGACCCCGTATCCACTCGGGAAGCGGCTCTCGGCCGCATCCCGCATGAAGCACCTTGATCACGCGGCCTTGGCCAAGCCGAGTGCGTCCAGCGTGTTCATGATGTCGATCACGGCAGCCTTCAGCGCCGTGGTGACATCAGCAGACGACGCGGTGCCGACAGCCGAGGTGGCCACGGCAGCGGTGCGCTGGGTGATCGGCGTCGTGCCGTAGAAACCGACCTTGCCGGTGGCAGACGGTTGCATCTGCACGGGCTGGCCGCTGCGGCCGACTTTGAGGGTTTCCTCGACGTTGCCATCGCCCATCTGCTGGCCATCGCCAATCTTGGGCGCTTCGAAGTTTGCGTTCGACATGATGTTCCTTTCTGGCGCTTACGCGCCACCCTTCCACAGGCCAACAGCCTGCAGCGTGTTCATGATCTCGATGACAGCGGCTTTCAGAGCCGTGGTCACATCCGCGCTGCTGGCGGTGCCAACAGCGGACGTGGCCTGAGCCGCGCCAGAACGTCGCGTGACAGGCGTGGTTCCGTAGAACCCGACGGTGCCACCGGACTTGCCGATGATTGCGCCGTCGAGTTCCGGATCCTCGAATGCCACACCAATTGCTTTGGTGTTCGGCATTTTCATCACCCCCACATGCGAACGGCCATCTGCGGGCGGATGACGCTGTACCCGTACAGCACGTCAATCCGGCACGGCATCCGGTCGTTGTTGATGTCGTACTGGCGCACGATCCGCATCGAGATCCCGTTGTGCACCTTTCGGCTGGCCATGTCCACGCCTTGCGGCAGCATCAGGTCAGCGGTGGCAAACGTGATCGCGTCCTTGTGGTAGATCAGGTTCTGCGGGTAGCCCGTCGAAGCCGCACCGAGGAAGGTGACGACATCGCTGGCGGTCGGCAGCTTGCTGACCGTGGCCAGGGCTTGCGTGGGCGCGTACACAGCCGGCAGGAACTCCACGTCGACGAACTCGGTGGAAGCCGAGGTGACCGTGTTCTGCACCACGAACTGCTGCAGCGAGCCGGTGGACTCGCGGGTCTGCGGGTTGACCGCAAACACGCCGGCGATCGTGAACACGTCGCCCGGCACCAGCGTGAGGCCGTCGGTCACGTTGTCCAGCGTCAGCTTGGTCGCACCGTTGGTCAGCGTGGTCTTCACGATCGGGGTGTCCGAACGCGAGGCCGAGCCGGTGGTGTGGACCTTGATGGACTGCGACATGTTGATCTCCTCGTAGCCGAGGATGCCTTCGCCCATCATGCCGTTCTTGAACTGGCGCGAGATCGTGCTGGTCGGGTTGAACAGGCCCTTCATGCCTTCCACCAAGCCCGCGTTGGCCGCCGGATTGACCGTGGCGTAACGCGGCGACATGACAGCGGCAGCCTCGTTCAGTTTCTGCTGCGCTTGCAGCAGCACCAGCGAGGTGGCCGGCGTCGTGCCGGGGGTGCCGACAGACTGGAAGATGTCCTTGTACGCGTTGGCGACATCGGCGTCGATGCTGGCCGCGAGTTGCGAAACCCGGGGCTTGAGCACGCGATCAGCGAAGTCGTCCAGCGACAGGGCCATCTCGGCCGAGGTGAAGTTGACGCCGATGTGCTTCTGCGAAGCGATCGTCAGCGTGGTGAACTGCTGCTGCACCTCTTGCACTTGCAGCGCAGCACCGTCGGTGACCAGCGCGCGATCCGGCAGGCGAATGCGCAGCGTGTCGCCGATCTTGGCGCCTTCGACGGCGAACGAATCGTCGTACTGACGATTCACGTTGCGGGTGATGACCAGGTTGTTCTCCAGGATCTCCAACGCTTTGTTGGTGATCATGTCGATGGTCAACAGACTTTGAGCCATGACAGATTCCTTTCAGTTCAACGAACGCGATTCTTGGCTTCCCACTGCCTCATCTGCCGCTGCCGCTCGGCCTCGATCCACTGGCTGGTGGTCATGTTCTTCACAGACCTCGGGTCAGTGGTGTCGTACGTCGTAGACGCAGACCTGGCGGTAACAGGCGTGATCGGCGTGGGGGCCGCAGAGGTTTTCTTTACCGGCGGGCTCGACTGCACTTTGGCTTCGATCCTGCCGATTTCCTTGGCCTGCAAATAAGCCGGCAGCCGAGAAATCCGCTCCGCTTCCTTGGGATTGCTCCCGAGGTAGTACGCAACATCCGGCCCCACGTCAGAGGCTTGGATGGTCTGCGCCATCAGGGTCGTGATCGGCAGCTTCGGGTTCAGCGCGACTTGCTCGAAGTCGTCGTACTTTTCCCGGGCCGCTTCTTCGCGCTCCTGATAACTTTCCAGCAGGGCTTCCTGTTGCTGCCGCTGCTCACGCTGCTGAACCAGTTCTTGCGCCTTGCGTTCGGCAAGCGCTTGCGCGTACTCGTCGACGTTGGCGAACTGATCCGCAGTGGGTGCGGGGGCGGTAACGGGTCGTTGCTGGGCAGGTTGCGTGAGCTTCCTTTCCCACTTGCGCTGCTCTTTCGCAAGCCGTTTTGCGATCAGCGCATCAACTTCCTCTTGCGAGAAAGACTTGGCCGGCTGTTCTTGCGCAGCAGATTCCGACGCCGCCGTCGCGTCGGGTGCCGTCACGGAAGTATCAGCCGGTGCAGGCTGAGCGTCCGTTACGAGAGGTTGGGTATCGTCCATGTGATTCCGAAGAATCCCCGGTCAGCCTGGCCGGTAAGGTTTCGGCGCGACTATACCACTTTGTCAGTTGCGCGCAATTCGGTTGTGGGTTCCGGCACAGGCGGCCTGACGAGTTGCAGACTCATCCGAGCCATCGCCGCCCACGGGTTTTCGGCAGTGACGTCGGAGAAGGCGTACAGCACCTCGATGTCTTCGAGGGTTACCTCCAAGCCCGCCTCTTGGCACAGTTCGAAAGTCTTCGCAGGCTTGCCCGGGTCGTGGCTCACCTCAACCCACTCAGGGGGATCGCCCTCCTGCGCCCACACGGTGAACGGGATCAGTGCCGCGAAGCCGTCGCCAACGCCGCCAGAGCTGATGTAGTGCGTGGCCGGCTCGTCGCCTGTGGGGGATAGGCCAACTTCGAACATGCCCTCGTAGGACATGCCGCCCAGCGTGGAGCAAATGAGCCGCGCCAACGGGGCTTGGTCGGCTGGGATAATCATGTTCCTGTATACGTCCATCAGAGGCTCACTCCGGTTTTGCCTGCAACCCAACTTTCCATGGCAGAAATTTCGCTTGCGGAAGATTGCGCCCCTCTTACAGTCAAACTATACATCCAGCCGTTGAAGTACAGACTTGTGTTGTCGCGCGCTCCGATGAACAGCGGGTAGTTGCCGTAATTGCCTGAACCCAAATCTGTGGCACTTGTTGCAGCTTGAATTCCGTTGACACGCAAAGTTGTTACATCCCCTGCAATATTGCCAATACCGGTGTTTACGGTTGTAATTGGGGCAACATAGCTGTTGTTTGCTGAAGTGGCTGGCGCAGAATTCGTTCCCCTGTTTCCAAAAGTCCATGTACTAGTACCAACGTCTTGCGGCATGCTAAACGCGCCGTTATTCGCAGCGGCACTCGCGGAAAGCTCTACAAGCTGCAACGTACCGGCAGACAACTTCCTAACCCCCGCCCAAACCGTCATCTTGTCGGTAGCGGTGAAATCAATCGACCCCGTAGACATCGAATCGTCAATGCCGTCGAACTGCAGATACGGCAGGAACCCCGCAGTGTCATACGTCGCCGCGTCCACCACGCGCTGGTAGGTGGGGCCGATCAGGCCCGTGGCTTGGCTGGCGGGGCGGAGGTCTGCGCCCCAGATGTAGATGCCGCTGGTGCCGTTAGGAGTCCAGCTACCAAACAAATCGCTGCCTGCCACATAAGACGGACTCAAAACATGCAAGCCAAAACTTTGATTTGCTGCCGACGTAAACGAAATCGTACAAATAATTCTGTACCACCCGTTTCCTGCGTCAGTAATCGACATGTTTGACGCAGTTCCGCCGCCTGAGTTGAATGCGCCAATGACTGTGCCGTTAGAAAGATCAAAGGCCGCACCAGCCCCAGAAGTGGCACTTTCTCTAATTCCTACTTTTGTGTACCCGTTTGTTTTTACATAAACGCTGTACGTTACACTTTGTGCGTTTACGGTTGTACCGGCTCTATAAATCCTGTGAGTATCTGCTGACGCAGTTGGTGTTATAAGATCCGCCGTAAGTGTTCCGTCTGGTGCTATTGTGGCGTTTGCAACAGAACCACTACCAAATGCAAGAATTGCAGTTATTGTCCACGCCCCATTATCAAACTCCTCCGAATAAGTCAGCAAGTTATACCGCGCCGCCAGCTTCGGGCGTTTTGTGGAGCCGGTTTGGATG